TGATGTTGCTCACGTTGGTGATGGGGTTACAAGCTATAGTATACCTGTAGGCACAACTTCGGTTTTAAGTGCTTCGGGAACTACTACAATTCCAATCCCTATAAACATAACGGCAACGGATATCGTAGAAATACAAGCAGGATTATATGTTAATTCGTTATACAATAACACGATTGAAGCTGTTTGGCGCGATACGAATGCAACTTCAGGAGGTTCAAACGTTCAAGTTAATCCACAAGTTGACTTTAGTAGCTTAAAAGTCGATATAGTTCCATCTAATAATATTCAAATAATTACGGGAGTTCAAGTTGTTAATCAATTTATTCCGTTAAAAATTAAGCAATCGGATTTCGTAAAGGCTATTTTCCAAATGTACAACCTTTACGCATACCCAAACACGAACCAACCTAACGAACTTATATTAGTTCACCGAGACGAATGGTATGATTCGGGAGCGGAGAAAGATTGGTCAACTAAACTTGCTAAAAACCAAGAACAAGAACTAATCTTTTTACCTGATTTAAGCAAGAAGAAATTAAAGCTAACATATAAACCCGACACGGATTCTCCAAATGTAGTTTACACACAGGCAACTGCTGAAACATACGGACAATTAGAATATACTTTTGATAACGAATACGTCAAAGACACGGACACAAAAGAACTATTATTCTCACCTACTCCCGTAAGTAAAACAGCTTTCGATGCTTATCTACCAATGATAAACGGAATAGCGCCAAACACGAATATAAGAATACTTTACGACGTAGGTTTAACAACTTGCCAACCATTCAATATCTACGAACAAGGGACAACGGGAACAACAGGATTAACAAGCTACCCACAAACGGGGCATTTTAACGACGCTTTAACTCCAACGTTTGATATTAATTTCGGGGTGTGTGATTATTACTTCTACCAAACAGCTGTTCTAACAAATAACAACCTTTACAACTTATACTGGAGAAGAACAGTTAACCAAATCAACGTAGGTAAAATGCTAATAGCTTCGTTTCATTTAAATGAAGCCGACATTCAGACGTTAAAACTTAACGACAAAATACGAATCGATAATAGTTGGTGGAATATCAATAAGGTAATTGACTATAACGCTAACGATGAGGTTCTAACAAAAGTCGAATTAATAAGCATAGATACTGAAATCGAACTTGCGAATTTTCCCATAACTAATCCACGACCAATTGGAGACATTTTAACAGCTTCAGGAATATCGGAGATTAACGACCAAATAAAAAAACAATCTAACGTTAATTTAAGCGAAGGTAACTTTCAAATCTATGGAAAAGGTAATGTAGTGCCAAGTGGTTTAAAAGGAATCGTTGTAGGCGATAATCAAAACGTTACTGAAGACGGAATAACAACGAGTAATTTAACGATTACCGAAACGATAAACGGACAATCCGTAAACACGATGCTACCTATTTATAAAAAGTATGTAGCTTTAATAAGTCAAACGGGAATAAATCCACCTACGGCTACAATTTTAGAAAACACAATCGGAGATATTGTCTTTAATTATAATGGAATCGGTGATTATGATATGGTTTTAGCAGGTGCTTTTTTAGCTAATAAAACTTGGGTTGTTGGAGGTTCTGCAGATATAAACGCTGGTGGTGGTGATTTTGCCACATTAGATATAAGACGTGCAAATGATAATACAATTATATTAAGAACATATGACAATTTTACAGCAGCAGACGATATGCTTGTAAACACGTCAATAGAAATAAGAATTTACCCATAAGATATGAATGAAATAGAAGTTCCTTTAAAGATAACGGGCATAGGTGCAATCAAAAAAGAATTGCGCGATTTAAAAGGCGAAATTGCTAACGCTACGGATTCAGAATCTATTGCAAGATTATCGCAACGAGCGGGTGAATTAAAAGACCAATTAGCGGACGCTAACGAACAAGTTAACATCTTTGCTTCGGGTTCTAAGTTCGAGCAAGTTAGTAACGGATTAGGCTCTATTAAAAGTTCTTTAATGTCTTTAGACTTTGCTGAAGCTGGAGATAAAGCAAAGCTATTAACTACGGCTTTAAAAGGAATTAATCCTGCTGAATTTGCTGCGCAGTTTAAAGGATTTGGACAAGTGGTTTTACAATTAGGTTCTGCGGTTGGTGTAGCTATGAAGCAATTTATCGCTTTTGGAGCATCGCTTTTGGTGAATCCTATCTTTTTATTAGTTGCGGTTATTACGGCTATCGTTGTAGCAGTTCTATTGTTGCTTAATAAAATGGGAATTCTAAAAAAGGTCATTGACTTTTTAATGAAACCAATTTACGATTTAATCCAAGGCTTTAAAGATTTAACGGATTGGTTAGGTTTAACAAGTTTTGCAGCTGAAGAAAACGCAGCTAAGATGTTAGAAGCTAACGAAAAGATTATGGAAAGTTCCAAAGAACGTCAAGAAACGCTTGTTGGAAACTATGACTATGAAATTAAAATGGCGAAAGTCTATGGTCAAGAAACTTTAGATTTGGAGTTATCAAAAAGTAAAGCCATTGGAACGGAAGCAAAAACACGATTAAACGCAGCAGAAAAAGCGTTAAAAGCACAACAAAAACTTGGTGAAGATGCGGACAAAGAAACTATCAAAAAATTAAAGACTCAAATAAAAGAAGAAAACGCGTTAATAAAAGAACAAAGACGCGAACGAAATCTATTAGTAGCACAGGACGCGGTAGACAAACAAGAACAAGCTGCCAAAGAATTAGAAAAACAAAAAGAAAATAACGAAAAGATAGCTAAGGCGAATAAAGACGCAGCCGATAAAGCAAAAGCAGCTGCTAAAAAGTTCGCTGAAGATAGATTAAGCGCACAAAGAACCATAGCAGATTTAGAAATCGCATTAATCAAAGATGATTCAGAGCGCGAAATCGCAACGATTAACGAAAAGTACGTCCGACAAATGCAGGATTTACAAAAAAACGAAAACTTAAACGCACAAGAAAAAAGCCGATTAGCCGAACTTTATAGACTTCAGTTAGAAGCAGACCTAAAGAAACAAGAACAAACCGAAATAGACGCTGAAAAAGCTAAACAGCAAAAGCTAAACGACTTAATAAAAGCAAACCAAGAAGCACAGCAACAAGCCGAAGAAGATTACTACGAGCAATATAGACTTTTAGTAATGTCCGAACAAGGTCGCGAAGTAGACGCGGTTAATTCTAAATACTTTCAGTTAATAGCAAAAGCCGAACAATTTGGATTAGACACTAAGATTTTAAAGGAACAACAAGAAAAGGAGCTTGCGGACATCGCTAAAAAATATGCGGACAAACAAGTCAAGGATGCTTTAGATGCAGAAACAAAAAAACGAACTGCTGCTTTAGATACGGCAAACGCTGCTTTAAAACTTGCTGAAGATTCTACTAAAGCTATTCAGGCTGTAGGAGATATAGCGTTCCAAGCTAAAATGGCGAAGGTCAAAAAAGGAAGTAAAGAAGAAGAAGAACTTGCTAAAAAACAATTTAAGTTTAACAAAGCTATGCAATTATCGGGTGCGATCATTGACGCGGGTAAAGCAATTACAGCTTCTTTAGCTGCTTCACCTTTAACTATCTTAGGTGTTCCAAGTCCAGGTGGAATCGCTGCACTTGTTGCAACGGCTGCGACTTCAGCTGCTAATATCGCTAAAATAGCTTCAACACAATTCACGTCAACGAGTGGGGGAGGTGGTGGAAACCAACCGACAATAGGTTCTGCTTCTTCGACATCTACAACGGGAACGGCTACACCTGCATTTAACTTGTTTGGTCAAGGAAACGATATGAATAACGTAGGTGGTTCACAAACACAACAAACCGAAATAACCGTGAATGCCGTAGTTAGTGAAACCGAACTAACGAATACTCAAAATAAAATAGCTAAAATAAATCAAAACGCGACACTATGATAAGTTACCAAAGTTTAATAAATAAGATTATTGATTTCTACGATAATCATTTGCAAGTTAAAAAAGTAGGTTCTGACTTTCGAGAGCAATTAGAAAACTTTGCTACTAAAGACGAGAAATATCCTTTAGTTTATATTTGTCCTGTAGATGCGTTACCGAGCGAAATGGGATTCACTACCGAAATAAATTTAGAAATCTATTGCTTTGATATTATACAAAAAGACCGAGCAAACATAAACGTAATTTTAAGTGATTGCCATTTGATATTAAACGACCTTTACAATTGGTTTCTAAACTCGGACGATTATAGTTTTGATATCGTAGGTGTTCCAACTATGACACCTTTAAACAATGATTTGTTAGACTATGCTGCAGGCTGGGTAATGACTATAACTTGTTCAATAAATAACTACACGGATTGTCAAGTTCCTAAACAAAACGAAGATTAAAAATAATATAGAATATGCCTGATAAAGAATTTAAGTTAAAGTACAAGATTCGTAACAAAGCTGCTCAAGTGTTAAAGCGTGTGATTAAAGAAGATGCGTTAATCGATACGGGAACGCTTTATGAGTCAATTCGTATTAATGCTAAATTCACTACTGAAGGTAATCTAAGAATTGAAATACTTGCCGCTTATTACTTTGGTTTTTTAAATAACGGAACAATAAGTATAGAACCATATAATTTAGTTAGGCAATTTAATAAACGTTTAGAAAGTGACGGTATTATAAGCGAAATGTATGCTCAATATATCGAGTGGCTAAGTTCTAAATATCCCCTTGTTCAAGTTGCTGGAATGTTACGCAAAAAACAAAATGTAATCTACGACTTTAACCCACTATTTGGGGAGTTTTGGGGAGCGTTGGATTATTAGATATTCAACTCTTTTCGCATTCCTAAAAAGTTAAATACAAGTATTAACGGAAGGTCACAAACAGCGTGAAACTTAGTTAAGTCTTCGTTGCATAGATGCCAAATAAGTTGTTCCCATCCCCATTTCTGCTGTTTCTTTTCTTCTTCAACTGCTTTTAAATCTTCGGCATCCATATTAGAATCTATTTCGAAGTCATCTTCATAACTTTCGGTCATTAGGTTTTTATATTGGTCTATAAATCCTTCACGAAATTTTATATATTCAGGAAGCAATCCAAAGACATCCGTAACGTGATAGTCTAAAAACCAATCTAACCTATCGCTTGAATGATAATTGTAGGGTTCTAATGTTTCATCACCCCATTCATTAACACGAACGCGCCTGTAAAGAATCGCAACGATATTAGGTAGCTTTAAAATGTAGTTATCCGAGAAATATGCTTCTAAACTTATGAATTCACCTAACGTAATTTTGTTAAACGGCTTTAATTTATATTTGTCAAGTTCGGATTTATAGTTTTTAGGTGGTTCATCCCGTATAAATTTAACGGATAATAGCAGTTCTTCAAGTTCTTCAATAGCAAGTTCTTCAATATCTTCGGGATAGCAGTCTAACAACGTACAAAGAACGTCTATTTGATAGTTAAAAACCCCATCTTCATCCGACAGGGTTTTAAGTTCTATAAATGTTTCAATCGTTATTTGATTCCACGCTTTCGGCAGCTTGTTTTTTAGCGTGTTCAGAGATTGTTGTTGTGACATAATTTAAATAAGGGATTGCAATTTCAGCAGGTTGTGTTCTAAATAACTTCGATTTGTGTTTTAAATGTGCGTTATCGTAGTGTTCCGTATTGCTTAAATCGGTTCGTTTAAACATTAAAGCCATAATATCGGACACGGAATGTTTATTTTCTTTAGTAATCATTTTCTCGATTAGCTTTGTGTCTTTTACGGATAGCTTTAATTCAGCTTTGTAAGTGAATCCGTCTATTTCTATTTCACCAATTGGGTCTTTAGGTTCATAGTTATCCGTGTTGAATTCTTTTGTCTTTTCTACAAAATATTTAAAGTCATCCCATTCATCTTCTTCAACTCCTACGACTTCAAAAACTTTGATTTGTTTTTCGATGTTATCGATTTCTTTGTCGTTGTGAATGTTAGATATCTTTTCGAATTCTTCGATAGTTATTTCATTCATCTTGTTAGCTATTTGCCGTCCTAATACTTCAATCATATTTATATTTTTTGAACAAATATAGAAATAATTTAATATAGGCATATGACTAAAGATTTACCAATCTACAAAATCACTATTGAACCCGAATATTCTGACGGCGAGGATTTAGGAATAGAGCAAATAGCTTTTACTTCTAATCCTGCTATCAAAGTAAAAGGGATGGCATTTAGTCAATCGCAAAAATTATTGTTTGCAGACGACCTAAAATATCGGATAACTGCACCTGCTATGATTCCAATGGAGATTTATAGAAGGGATGACGAGAGTGGTGAATATTACGTTCAATTTACCGAAGAAACTATCGAGCAAATTCACGTTAAGTTTATGCAGGATTTAAAGAATCGTGACATCTTCAATTTAGAACACGACCAAGCGCAAACAGTACCCGCATTTATTCTTGAATCTTGGATAGTTGAAAACCCTAAAGAAGATAAAGCATTTAGCACGTTTGGAATTGAAGTTCCTAAAGGCACGTTAATGTTAACAGCGCAAGTAACTGACAAAGACTATTACAACGAGTTAGTAAAAGCCGAACAAGTTGGGTTTTCTATTGAAGGGTTTTTAGGTCTTAAATTAAGTAATCAAATAAACACATATAATATGAACAAATTACCCGATGGCGAACACCTAATCGAAGGCAAAATCTACGTTGTAAAAGGCGGTGAGATTATCGAGATTAAGGATGCACCCAAAGAAGAGGTTGCAATGGAAGATTCAGTAGTCGAAGAAGAAGTAACTACCGAAACTGAACCAATTGACGAACAACCCGCACCTGAAGAACTTGAAGAAGTTGTTAAAGAAGAAGAAATGGCGGTTGACGTTGCTACGGATGCGGAAGCAGTTTTGGCAATCGTTGCTCCTGTACTTGAAGAACAAGTTAACAACCTTTTAAAAATCATTGCTGACTTAAGAACTCAAATGGAAGAGATGTTGGCAGAAAAAGCTGAAGACGAAATCGAATTAAAGTCTGAAGTTAAAATGAGTATTGCTGAAAAGTTCAGCGCATTAAACAAATTAAGTAATAACTAAAAATCAAATAAAAACAAAAATGGAAAGAAAATTAAAATTTGACTTGGACATCGAAAACAACGCATTGCTTTGTCCTAACCCTAACGAGTTCTATTCAAGAGCTTATTTAACAGCTGACGTAGCTGATACATACCGCGCTTTGCCGGGTATCAAATCAAAAACTAAGTTAGCAAATGTTGCTTTTGGTTCAATCCTTAAGGCTTCAACTTGTAACTTCGAAGCACCAACTGATACTTTAGACGCTATCGAAATCGACGTTTGTGCATTTTCTGCAATGGCTCAAATTTGTCAATTCGATTTAGAGCAGTCTTTTGTAGCTTTACAAATGACTCAAGGTTCTAATGGTGATTTCACGGTAGCTTCTTTTATGAACTACTATTGGGGTGAAATGGCTAAGCAAATCGAAGAGGATATCGAGTTAATCAGATGGCAAGGTGATACAGGAAGCGAAAACCCGCTTTTAGCTTTGTGTGATGGTTACTTAGTAAAACTTTGTGCTGATGCTGCTAACTTGGCATTTACAGGTGGTGGTGCTGTTAACTCTACAAACGTTCTTGGAATATTAGAAGATGTTGTTAATGGTCTTCCTGCTTCAGTTCGTTTCAAGAAAACTGATTTAAGAATCCGTGTTTCTTCTAACGTAGCTGCTGCTTATGAACTCGCTGCTGCTTCAGGGAACACTTTAACATATGTATCTGCTCCACTTCAATCTACTTACTTAGGAATTAAAGTTGTAGTTTGTGAGGGTATGCCTGACAATACAATCGTAGCTTCTTTGAAAGACGATTTAGTTTACGCATTCGACGCTGAAGGCGATTCTAAAGCATTGAAAGCTGTTAACTTGACTGATACCGTTGCAGAGCCTTATATCCGTACACGCGCGAATGTAAAAGCTGGTTTCTACTATACAAACCCTGCTCAAATTTCAGTTTGGTCAACTTGTTTTGACTAATCAAAAATAAATAATAACGGGGGTGTAAAAACCCCCTATTTAAATAACTAAAAAAAAATATATACTTATGTCGTGTGAAGCATTAGAAGGAATTGTTAAGAGTTGCGATAACAATTCTGGGGGCATTTACAAGGTATGGATTAACCAACAAGATAACATTTCAAGCATAGGGCTTGATTCTACGTTAACTTGGACAATTGATTCAATCGCCTTGACAGACCCCGCAAACATTTATACTGAATTTGAAATCCGTAGAAACACGGGTTCTTATACTGAAGAAGCAGCCATCGATTTGGTTAATGGTTCTTCTTATTACACTCAAACCATTACTTTAATGTTCCATAGACGTGACCAATCTAAGTCACAAGCTATTAAAGTTCTTGGAGCAGGACAGCAATATTTGAACGCTATTGTTCAAGATGCTAACGGAAAGTATTGGTATTTCCCTTATTTGCAATTAACGGGTTCTTCAGAAGGTTCGGGTACTGCCCGTGCAGATGGTAGTAAATACCAAATTATTCTAACTGCGGAAAACGAGTTTTTGTCATATGAGGTTTTAGAAAGCGCAGTTACATCTGTAATTACTGCTCCAGCACCTTAATTGGTCGCTTTCTCCAAGCAAAAATTAGCATCCTTCGGGGTGCTTTTTTTTTAAACAAAAAGACGAACTAATTTAATATAGTATGTGATATACATAAACAAAGACGAAGTAAATAATATAGTGTTAACGCTAAGCGAGGTAAGTACGCTTACAAATCCTTATTATTTGTTCGTGTTTCAAAACGAAATGAATCCTGAAAGCACACCTATTTTATTCACTACAACGGATATTTCAGCATACCCCGAAAGGTATAACCAATTTTTATTAGATGAGCCTGTAGACGTAGAATTAATTAAAGGTCAATATTCTTATTCGGTTTATGAATCACTTATTCCCCCTATAACAATTCAAGATACTACAGGCGAGGTAATCGAAGAGGGTAGAATGGTTGTTTCGGGTGCTATTGTAAATTCAATATACGATTAATTATGGCTTGGTACGATATATTTAGACAAAGTGAAAAAAAGAGTATTGAAGTTGTGGAGGGCTATCATAGTTTTTCTACACCTTTTTATAAGATTGGCGGTGCAAATCTCGCATTACCTTATGTAAATGGACGCTATCAAGTCGCTGGATACATTCCTTTTGGTCAAGATAATCTTTATCCTGAAACATTAAACCAAATGTATTATAGTTCACCTTTGCACGGAGCAATTGTAGACTATAAAATGAACGCGGTTATCGGTGGAGGGTTTACAATTCAAACTGAAAAGCTAACAAACGAAGAGAAATTAGAACTTTACGCTTTCGAAAAGAAAATAAAACTAAAAAAGGTTGCTCCGATTGTAACAAAGCAGTTAGTAATTCATAATAGAGTTTACTTTAAATTGTGCTTTTCAGATAAAGGAAAGTTAACGAAAGTAGAAAACCTTTCACCCGAGAAATTAAGACGATCTAAAGACGGAAAAACCTACTTTATATGTGAAGATTGGGCATCGAGAATAGATGTTTTTGAAATCACACCTTATCACCCACTAAACAAAGACTACGAACAACTATATATTTACGAGTTGCCGTGTATCGGACAAGATTATTATCCATTACCACAATATTCAAGTGCGTTAAACTTTGCTTTTTTAAGTGGTGAACTAAGTTACTTAGCTAAATCAAACATTCAAAATGCTGTTTTCCCTTCATTTGCTATGATGTTCCCTAAGCGTCCACAAAGCGAAGAAGAAAAGAACGTGCTACGAAGAACCATTGATAAATTAAAAGGAGCGGAAAACGCAGGTAAGGCGGTTGCATTCTTTGCGAATAGTGCGGAACAAATGCCAAAGATTGAAAGTTTACCTACAAATTCAAACGATAAACTATTTCAAGAGGCTTCAGCGTTAAACACGGAACAAATATGTTTTGCTCATACAATTGACCCTATATTAATGGGGGTTAGAACTACTGGTTCTTTGGGTTCGGGTTCGGATATCAAACAAGCGTATGTAATCTTTGAAAAAAACGTAGTTAAACCATTGCGTGAAATCGTCCAAGATATCTTTAACGAATTGCTACACATCGCTAAAGTAAAAGGAGAGTTAGTTATTAATAACTTTCAAATCATTAACGAAACGATTGTAGAAGTTGACGAAGAAGCATCTGCATTGGCTACACGTTTAAGTTCATTGAATCCCGAATTATTGAATAAAGTTTTAGAAAATATGACACCCGATGAAATTCGTTCTTTAGCATCTTTAAAGCCTATTGTTAAACCTGAAACACCTGCGGTATAATGCTTTACTTTATAACTGAAAACTACCTAAAGACGAACACACCGATAACGGCAAATGTGGACGTAACGGATGTAACTCCATATATAGCGACACAAGCACAACTTAGGGTAATGCCAATCTTAGGAACTACTTTCTTTAACTATATGCTGAATGTATACAATACACAAACGGCAACAAACGATGAAGAAACTCTAATCAAATTTATTCAACCGATTGTAGCTTGGCGTTCTGCTGAAGATGCTGTTTTTGGTTTGACTTATCAATTAAAGAATAAAGGTCTTCAATTGCAGAATGGTGATTTTTCAAGTTCCGTAAGTAGAAATGAAGTTGCTTTTGGAATGGAACACTACGCGCAAAAAGCTGCGTTCTTTGAACAACGATTAATTAAATACCTAATCAAAAATAAGAATCTTTATCCTGAATTTATTTCTGAAACAAATAAAGACACGGATTTAAGACCAATGATTGAATGTCACGGATGTAGTGGATGTTGCGATGGTCATTGTAATTATGAAAATGGAAACGGATATAATACTCAAATTTTAATACTGTGATAGATTTAAACAAAGTTTTTGAAATTATTAAAAAGCAAGGAGCTACGGGAGTTCTTGCGTTATGGTTATTTTACACACACACGGAAGTACAGGAATTAAAACATCGTCTTTACGATTGTTATGGCAAAAGCAATAATTCAGCTACAAAACAAATTTCTGACACTACTAATTTTGCTGTTATACCGAAAGACGAATTAAACGAAGTTGAATGAACTACGACTGGTTAAAATTAGAAACGTCACCCCGTATTTTGGTTCAAGCCGTTAAACAACTTGGAGTTAAAGAGGTTGTTGGCAAAGAACACAATCCAATTATATTAGGGTGGGCTAAAGAATTAAAGTTAGCAAGTGTTTACAATTCAGATGAAATACCTTGGTGCGGTTTATATATAGCTTATATATGTAAAATGGCAGGATTAGACGTAGTAGAAAAACCATTGTGGGCGTTATCGTGGTCTAATTGGGGAACAGCAGTTATTGAACCAATGTTAGGGGATGTATTGACATTCAAAAGAAAAGGTGGTGGACACGTTGGAATCTATGTAGGTGAAGACAATACACATTATCATGTTTTAGGAGGTAACCAAAACAATTCAGTTAGCGTTTCAAGAATCGCAAAAAGCAGATTATTTAAAGCAAGAAGAACGGCTTGGAAAATTGCACAACCTACCAGCGTTCGTAAGATTAAATTAGAACCAAAAGGAGTAATAACAACAAACGAAGCATAATGGCAAAGAAAAAAAAGGTAGATGTTGAAATTCAGGTGAATGACGCATCGTTAGAAATCCATAAGGATGAGCAGAACGCTAAAGTTACTTTAGACACAAAGAACTTAGATATTGAAGTCACAAAAACGGATGACAAAGTCGAGGTGAAAGTCGATGCTCAAAAGCCGCTTTTAAACTTTGTGGGAAAAGTTTTAGGAAGATACTTGACTAAGAAATTAAAATAGTATATTTGCAATGCTTTTTTCATAATTGATAGGTTAATTGTTAACGAGAACCCTTACTTCGGTAGGGGTTTTTTAGTTTAAAGAAAAAAAAACTGAAAAAAATGTAACCTTATGTTATATTAATTAGTATATTTGCAGAAACAATTAACAAAAACGATTATGGAAAAGAAAATTAATTTAACTTCATTCAGCAAAACAGCCTTTTTGCAATTAATCAAAGGCGATGTGAAAATCAACAAGGTAATTTATGACGCTGAAAATTGGCAAGAAGTGTTAAACTATATTAACACAATGAA